AGGTCTGATAATATCCCTGGAATTAAGGGAATTGGACCTAAGAAAGCAGAGAAGATACTACACGGAGTTCCTATGCACCGCAGGTGGAATAGGGTGCGAGCTGCTTGGAGAACAAATGGGGCCGGTGATCCGGACACTTCCAAGCGTCTATTAACAATGCTAACATCTTGGGAAGAACTAGATGACATTAAGAAACAAATTGAAGAGCATAAGTCGAAAGAGCAAGCGTCAGTTCATAGGGATACTAAAGACTGACATAGGGTGTACTGATTGTGGTTATGATAAACACCCAGATGCCCTAGGCTTTGACCATCTACCTAAGTATGAGAAGCTTCACAACGTATCTCGAATGATCTCTTGCGATAAAGATATTGGTGATATACTTAATGAAGTATTTAAAACAGAAGTGGTGTGCCATAACTGTCATGCTATCCGAACAGCGGAGAGGCGTAATGGAAAACCTATTCCAAATGAAACCACTATCGGCAAACAGGATGTTTGTCAGGAAGGGCAGGACAACCTACAAAACAGCTGACTACAAGAGGTTCCAAGAGGAGATGGCAATGATACTAATGGGTGAGACATGGGCTTTTAAAGATAGCCCTGTCCACTTCATTGTGTATGCTGGTCTCTCTAACAAAGCCTCTGACTTAGATAATATAATTAAACCTTTACTTGATACCTATCAAAATATATTCGAGGAGTTCAATGATAAAACCGTACAAGGAATTATCCTTCAAAGAGACAGAGTTAAACGAGGAAGAGAGTACCTCTGGGTTCGAGTTACAAAAGCAGAAGAACTTGAAGTGGGCCTCGAAGCATTCAAAGACTCGGATAAAAAAGAATCTTAATCGTGACATGAAAACCGAAAGGGATTATTGGTGAAAACTAATTGTGAAAAATGTGGAAGCTCTGATGCTAACCATGTATATAATGATGATAACCCAAGAAGCCACTGCTTCTCATGTGGTACAACTATATTTATGAATGAAAGAGAACCAATGGAACTTATAGAAGACACAGACTTCCTTATGAACTCATCTATAATCGATGAGATTAGTACATACAGAAGCTATCCAATGTCTAGTCGTGGGATCTCTCAGGATGTGGTTGATCATTACAATGTCAAAATGTCTGTAGATGTTAATGGCAAACCTCAATCACACTTCTACCCTTACACTACCAATGGAGAACTGTCTGCATACAAAGAGCGTAAGCTCCCTAAAGAGTTTCGTACTCATGGAGACTTTAAGAATGTCGAACTATTCGGACAACAACAATCAACAACAGGACTTACGTTGGTCATCTGTGAAGGAGAAGTCGACGCACTCAGTGTCGCCCAAGCCTACAAAGAAAAGTACGGTAGAACCTATTCTGTGGTTGCTGTACCTTCTTCATCTTCTACCTCTTGCGCTCTGGCTCAACGGGATTGGATAAACTCATTCAAGACTGTCGTAATAATGATGGATCAGGATGAAGCTGGTAAGAAGATGTCTGACTTCCTGGGTAAGATGATTAAACCAGGTAAGGCTAAAGTCGCAAAGCTACCAGAGAATGACGCCAATGCTACATTACTTAAGCATGGTTGGAAGACTTTGCTAGAGTGTGTGTGGAATGCACAGAGTTGGAACCCCTCAGGTATCGTTACAGGTAAACCTATCTGGGATCAATTCATTCAACGACAGAACGTAGAGTGTGTGCCCTACCCTGATTGTTTGAGTGGTTTAAATGATAAGCTAAAAGGAATTAGACATGGTGAGATTACTCTATTCACTTCTGGAACTGGCAGTGGTAAGTCTACTATTATCAAAGAAATTATCCTGGATCTTCTCCACAAAACGGAAGATCGGGTGGGGCTTATCAGTCTGGAAGAGAGCGTTGGAGATACGGCAGAGAAGTTCATTGGCATGGTACTCAAGAAGTCGCTTAATGAAGACACACCTCCGGCTGAAGATGAACTTAGACAGGGCTTTGAACAAGTGTTTGGAGATGAGAGACTCGTCCTCCTCGACCACCAAGGATCAGTTGGAGATGACAGCCTCATTGATAAGATCGAATACATGGCCCTCATGGGTTGTAAATATCTGGTCCTCGACCACATCACAATCGCAGTATCAGAAGGAAGTGACGGTCTATCGGGTAACGAAGCCATCGACAAGTTCATGTCCGACCTCCTCAAAATCGTCAAGCGACACAACATCTGGCTAGGCTTGATCTCTCACCTTCGTAAAGCACAGGGTGGTAAGGCATTCGAGGATGGTAACATTGCATCCATCGATGACATCAAGGGTTCTGGTTCTATCAAACAGATCTCCTTTGACATCATTGCATTCTCTAGGAACCTAACAGCAGCCGATGAATACGAACGTAACACTGTTCAATTCAGGGTGCTTAAGTCTAGGTTCACAGGTAAGACAGGTGATGCTGGTGCTGCAACATATGATGCACAGACTACCCGACTTCAGAATAAAGAGGTTGGTTTTGATTACATAACCACATAGGAGAATACATGTCAGCACTCCAAGAGATAGTTGATTACCTTGTCGAGAGGGTAGATGGTGTGAGTCCCGCACGTCGAAGACCCCACCTTGCTGGGCTCTTGATGAGATTGTCTGGAAACTACAGTGAACGTATGGAAGGGTACGTTGTTAAGAGTATCTCTATACTTCAAATGCAATTCACTAAGGATACCAGCTCAAGTCCAGCTGGTACAACCACACTCACCAATGCATCTAGTAAGATAGGTCAGAGTGTGGGTAAAGAACTAGATAGAGAGCCCCTTCCCTGGGGCTCTGTAGTGTCCATAGGAGACCTGTTCGTAGAAGCCCTATACAACCTAGGGTTTATCGACTTGTCCTATGCTAAAACCCGTAACAGCTGTCATGTTGTGTCTGCATCCCATAGATGGTATGAGTTAGGTGTGATACCTGAGAGAGGTGGGAGTTTCCCCTTAGCCTCTACCAGTATCATACGACCCAAAGATATATCTGGTATGATACAACAGATCAATGGGGTACACAGGCCAGTGATCAAAGGTAGGGTAGAGGGTGATCCAATAGACCCCTATGCACCTTGGGTACAAGCCCTTAACAAACTGCAGCAGACTGCTTGGAAGATAAACAAACCAGTCTACAATGCAATGATTGAGAACAAAGAGCTGTTCCTGTCTACTGATCCTATCAAGGACAATGATGCTAAAGAACTCAAGCGTAGGAGTAAGATGGTTGAGTGGGCATTCATATCAGAGAAAGCACGTAAGCTATCGGAGCTAGAGGCTTTCTATCAGTACTTGGATGTGGACTATCGTGGTAGGTTCTATTACTGTGAGAGCTTCATGAACTTCCAGGGATCTGATCTAGCTAGGGGATTGTTTAAGTTCCAACACTCAAAGCCTATGACTGAAAGTGGGTTACAGTGGTTGGCTATACACACAGCCTCTGTCTTTAACATGTCTTACAGCATCGATGAGATACCTGATTGGTGTACATCTGATTACAAAAGACACCTTGAGGGTGAAGGGTTAGACAACATCTCTGTTGACAAGATGACCCTAGAAGATCGTATCATCTGGACCAATGAGTACATGGATGAGATCATAGAGGCTGGTAAGAACTTACAGTTCTCTGGTCAAGCTGAGAAAAAAGTATCCTTCCTTGCTGCTTGTGTTGAGTGGTATGAGTTTGACTGTGCTTACAAGGACAATCGTATCCACATGACTAGCCTACCCATACCTATTGATGGGAGTAACAATGGTTGGCAACACCTAGGAGCAATCTCTAAGGACAAACAAACTGGTGAGTTGGTTGGTCTAATACCCTCAGAGATACCGAAAGACTTCTATGTGCAAACAGCTAAGGAGATGATTGATCTGTGTAAAGATGATAGGCTCAATAGTATCTTGTCTAGTATGCCTATGAAGAGTATACGTAAGGGTATATCCAAGCGTGGATCGATGACTAGGGCATACTCAGCAGGCTCTAAGAAGATCGCTGAGAACATGTTCTTCGATTGTAAGTCAGAGGACTACCACACAGAGTATGACATCACACAGGATGACTGTACTAAGTTATCTAAACTGCTGATCAAAGCAATTGATAAGGTATGCCCAGGCCCACTATCTACTATGAGTTACCTACAGAACCTAGCGATGTACCAATTAGGTACACACATAAAGGTAGACTCAGATGGATATGAAGCCAACACTGAGTATCGTAACCTGTCTAAGATACGTGATACATTAATGAAGAAGAACTTCAAGACTGATGAAGATCTATATGAACTTAATGATACTGTGGTTAAACTAAAAGAGTTTACAACAAGTCTTAAACATGGTAAAGGTAAGGATAGGATTGAGTGGGGTACACCTTCAGGGTTCCATGTGATCTATGAGAAATGGATTATGCAAGATAGGAAAGCCAGAGGACGCATCAAAGGGTATGGGAATAAGACAGGTCAGGTTACACACGTAGCTCTTGTGCCTACACGTATGCCAGACAGGCGAGGTTTCATCTGTGGTATGTCACCTAACTACATACACTCTATGGATGCTAGTCATATGGCTTTGGTTATCTCTGAGTGGGATGGTTCCTTTGCAGCTGTGCATGATAGCTTCAGTACTCATGCCAGTGATGTGGATAAACTACTCGACCTAACCAAACAGATATTCATACGTATGTACGACTACGATAATTACTTTGAGGTTATACGTAACTTCATTACAGATGCTGAGGATGATGTGGAGCAACCTACATTGGGCAGCTTAGATATAAAGGAGATTGAAAACAGTGACTACTTCTTCGCGTAAATCATATAATCATTTAGCACTACGAGGTGTTCAAGTAGATGACGATGAGTTCATCTCTGATTGGAACACTAACCCTTTAACAAAGACACTTCTAGACTTGGAGCTGGCTTACACAAGGGATCTTATGCCACGTGTCATGGACATTGGTATTGCAGAAGACCTAGAGGGTGGTGTGATCAATGATAAGGAAGCACGACAGCGTAAGCAAGACCAGATGAGGGAGTACCGAGAGCTCCTTGCAAAGAAAGGTATGCTTAAATAAAATTAAAAGGCCCCCAGGAAAACCGTGATGGTTCTCTTGGGGGCCTTATTTTTTTTTAGTGTGCGTAGTATTGCAATGGAATACGTCTACCGCTTTCGGTTTTGTAACCATTCATAAGCAGCTCTTTCCTAAGGGCTACCTTATTGCTATTAGTTCTTTTAATAACATCTGGCAACCTAGAGTGTAGGTTTAACTCATTCCGAAGAAGACCCTTAAAGGTCTTAAGCTGGTTAACAGTAGGCTCAGATGGCGGGTTGTATGGATCATACCCCACCTTCTTCATCTCCGCAGCCATTACCCTAGACATGCGAACACGATCTTCCTGAAGTTGCTCTTCTGTCCTGACCTTCCCAGCAGTACCTGTTAGTTTACTCATGCGTCCCCAGAGATTAGCCATGTACATATTACCACTGGCAGCGGGGGATACCTTAAGCATCCAATCCATATAGACCTTCTCATTATCTGTGAGCTTGTCATCAGGCTTTCTACCTTTCATCTTCTCTTCAAAACGTTTAGTAGCCTCAGTCAAGGAGTTACGTGCCTGTTCTAAGTAGCTCCAGTCAAGGGTTGCATCCATCCAATTAAGATTAATCTCTTCTAAGAATACATCATAACCATTAGCATCTACTTTAAAAGCATCGTAGATAGTCAAGAGGAATGGGTTCCCATTGGATGCCTTACCTGCCCTATCCCAAGACTTACCAGAGGCAGTCATTGCTACAGTGGCAGCATCAACAGCTTGAATAGGGGCAACAACAGATCCACCATAGGCAAACTCACCAGGAGTACCTTCAATGGTACCATCTGGGTTTGTTCTATTACGAGTAGCAGCAGCCGTAGTCTCAGTCTCATAGTGTGCAACAGTTGTCTTAACCATCTCACCAGTCTCAGGAGACCTACTCTTATAGGTACTTTTAGATGCTGCATCATAACCTGTAGAAGATTCACCACCAATGTGAATTTCCATACCTGTTGGACCTTTAATGATGAAAGGTTCATTCATAGCAGCGTGAAGTGCAGCAGCAGCCCTCATAATAGACCTAGCTTCTATTGATTCAGCAGTCATCACACCTTCAAGAGATCCTTTGTATTTCTCTAAGAGAACTTTAGCTAAATCCCTACGTGACATGGTAGAGTCTATGATAGAAAGACTGGGGCCATAAGAACTTTCAGGATTCTGTATTAGTTTTTCATTTAAAACTTCCAACACTTCTTCAATGTCAGCCACAAAACTCTCCACCTCCTTACCATAACCATAGGTCATAATAGTCAGCTTAGCTAAATCCCTGTCACTAAATACAGCACGGGCAACATCATTTAGTTGTGGGAATAGATCCTCACTGATGTTCTCCCACCCACTTTCTATACTCTGATTGGCTAATCCCATAAGCTTATCGCGGATGTCACCATCATCTAAGAGTGTTGACCTGTTTCCTCTTGCTCTGAGAACACCAGTTAAGAAAGCTGTTGGTATCTCACCCATCTGCATACCCTGACTTGCAGGACCATTAGTCTTACCATCCATGTAAGCATTAACATAGCTGATAAACTGCTTGTCATTAGGGTAGTTCCTTTTGAAGTCAACGTACTTAGAGAAGTCTATTAACGTATCCATTAGCAGTGGACCATCTTCACCTTTGTCCTTAATCATCTTAATAATCATACTATCATAATCACTATTTGGATCAAGACTAAGTTGATTAAACTGTGGGAACTGTGGAGAATCTAAGGGAACACCATTGGCGATAGCCTCAGACACAGCTTCATACTGTGCATCAGTCATCTCCAGTGCTTGTGCAAGTCGCTTACCATAACCATACAGCTCAGACTCCCTAGCCTTAAGCATCACTTCCCTCTGGGGAGGTAAAAAGGTATCACCAGAATCTGTAATTGTATTACCCTGAGAGTCTTTAACTTTAGACAGTAAGATCATGGCATACATCTGACGTAGGTTCTTCTCTTGCCTGTTCCCAGGTCTAATGATAGATGGGTTAGGTGATCTTGTAGCAAACCGAACAGCCTTAGATGTCACTGGGTTAAAGTAGGATTGTTGAGGTGTTAACCTCCCTTGGAACCCCTGAACATTATAGGTAAGGTAGTTAATACCATTGCGTTCCTGTGCCAGTGACTGTACTTCCTGTGCTAGTTTATCAAACAAGTTGTTGATATTTTCACCTGGGCTATAGAGTTCTTCTCTAAGCTCTGGATTATTTGCAAGCCTACGCTCCTGCATTTTAGCAGCAGCATTGAATTTATCCATCCTAGACTGACCAACATTGTTGATCTCAGCTTGCCAAGTGGAGTAATCACCAGTTGCTAGTGTAGCTAAGACTGTAGAGTACAGGATCTTCATTCGTTGTTTATCAACTACATGTCCAACCTGACCTAGGTTATCAATAGCTTGGTTAATTATCCGACCCATCTTCTGACCAGACTTACCACCAGACACTGCTCGAACTACGTTCTTACCAACATCAGTACCAGCCATTTGGTTAGGTACTTTCTGAGGGCGTACTATCTGACGGGGGAAGATCTTTTTACGATCAAGCTCACCCTCTTTAATAGCGGCTTCACCTTCTGCAGTTAGACCATACACTATCTGACGGGTCTTTGGATCAACGGCTCGTGTAACCAGTGTTGGGTTAGAGTCTGCCCACAACTGTTTAAACGCAGCCCCAAGTGTCTCCGCTTCCTTACGTGGTAGTTTATCTGGAGATGCCAATGCTTGAACTTGAGGGTCAGACTCAGGAACGCCTTGGTTTATCATGGCCTGCCTGTTCCTACGCTGGTACTCAAGATGTATCCTGTTACCTATCTGTGCGTTACCCTCAGCATGTGTGAGTGTTTTGTTTAGGCTTTCCACAGGAACAGATAAATCTCCCATTGCCTCCGCGAGAGGGTCAAGGGTGTTGTCCAAGTTACCACCAAAAGTATCTTCAATAATAGCAGAGGCAATCTGTGTGTACATTGGGTTAGGTATCTTCATACCACCCTCAGATTCTACAATTGCATCAGCCCTACTTATGGCAGCCACAATGTTACCTTCAGAAGATTCAGCGATAGCATCCGCAAGTGCTGGTCCTGAAACAGGTGAATCACCTTTGGTTAATGCATAGGCTGATGTGCCAAGACCTGTAAGGTTTAACCCAAGATTACCAGAGTTTACATTCTGAACAAGAGTCTTTGCACGAGACCTAAGATTACCCCCAGCCTCAGATTGTGCTGCAACAGTTACCTTTGGGAGTTGAACAGGTGTGATCCTATTGTACCTTTGGTTGTCTGTCTGAGCACGAGTAGCCATATCAGGTACCAAGAACCTGTTATCATTCCCCTGTTGTTCTGGGATAATTAAATCCGGTGTTAACTCAGATGCATTCACCTGTGTGATTGCTGCAATCTGTTCTGGGGTGGTGTTAGCAATGTCCTGTAGGATACCTGTTGATTGTGATGCAAGTGCTTCCTGTTGTGGAGATACCTGCTCAGTTGTAACGAATCGATCTTCTAAAGTCTGAGAGGGGAGCTCAGCACTCCCCCCTTTAATCACTGGTATAGCCATTACTGATTCTCCTTATTGTCTTTATAGTTCCAACCACCACCAGTTAGAAGACTAGCTAGGCTTTTGTTTGTGTCTGTAAAGGGACCAATCCCAGGGGCTGATTTCAAACCCTGATACACAGCACGTTCAAAGTCACCCTTAGCTACATTCAAAGTTGCATCACCAAGCCTGCCAACGTAACCAACTGTGGGGCTTTCACCTGTGGCTTGATTGTATAACCAACCACCAAGACCATCAGTACGCTGACCATAGATAGGTGCAAACATATCAATAACTCGCTCACCTGTACCAAACAAACCAGAAGCCATGACACCACGACGAACATACTCAGGTGTGTCTAAATACGGATTACCTAGTGTACCTTCATCATCATCATCTTCAAACTTGATCTCGTCTTTCATTGCCTGTGAGAAAAACCCTAGGGCAATCATAGTAGACATAAGCACAAAGGTGTTGTACTTCATTGCTGGAGTACCACGTTTAATGTAATCATTCCACATCCGAGGTATATGGTTTGCTGTGAAGGTAGAGATAAAACCTTGGAACTGTGTGAACAAAGCGAACCTAGGATCTTGATAGATCAAAGGACGATTGGCTGCACTTGGAAGGGCTACTGCTTGATTGATAAAGTTGTAGGTAGCTTCCTTCATTGTTTGATTCCAGAGAGCCATAGACCTAGGATCTCTGAGACCCTCAGGACCAGCCCTTTCAATTGTATTATTGAGAGGTACAAACTGTTCTACAGGTATCCCTAAGCTTCTCAGCTTTTGCTCTGCCTCTTGAGCCTCACGAGTATCAGGTGTTAACCCTGAGTCTCTTTGGAATACTATCTTAGCGTTAATAGATATGAAGTCATAGGCCATACTTGCACGAACAGCACGAGTATAGTCAGTCCATTGGGTCAAACCAATAGCCCTAAAGAAAGCTTCCATAACATTCTTACGACTGTCTGAAACCTCACTGACACCTGTGGTTGTTGCGGCACCTACTTCCCAAGCATAGAAACCAGTTTCCCGAAGCAACTGCTGCCCCTCACTCCCAGTGTTCTGTCGGAGTATGCCATCTTTAGTGTTTGCTTCAACCTTCCTAAGCTGGGGTAGTAAACCAGACACTGCTTCTTGTGCAATGTTTTTAATACTCCCATTCTTACCAAAGATTTGATCACGAGTAAGAGCACCCTGTGTCATAGCCATCTCAGGTAATGAGGAGAAGGTTGCAAGTGGTAGTGCAGATAGGGTCATCCAGAACATTACATTCTTCTGGAACCGCATAAGCTTCTTACCAGCTTGAGTAGTCGGCCTGTTGTAGTTACCTGACACAGCCTCTAAGATATTCTTAACCTCAGAAGCTACACGATTAACCTCTTCATTGGACACACCCTCAGCCTGCATGTTGTTCAAGAGTTTAGATACAATCTCCCCATCCTTACCAACATACTTCATCTGAGTTACATAACGAGCTGCAGTCTTACTTGCATTAGCAACGTTAGCGAAGATATCTCTCTCATAGAACTGCTCAAACTTTTCATTCTGAGATAGACCAAACTTCCTACTCTTGTGTGATGGTGGGTTGAGAGATCCTACATTACTTATGATAGCATCTGCAGAGTCTAGATCGTAAACGTTTGGGTTGTCCCTGATCTCATCTGTAATCCTCAAAGCTTCTGCAGGACTGATCTTATACTCAGACACCAATAGGTTTTTAAACATCTCTGGGTTCTTAGATACAGCAGCCTTATCAATTGACTTGTACTTAAGAAGGTAAGCTTTAATATCTCCCAAATCAGCACCAGCATCTAGTTGGTTTTGACGAAGCTCCTGACCAAGACTCATGAGTTGATTACCTAAATCAACAATCATCTGCCTATTAGGAGTGTCCTTTGGTACAAGATTTTTATTGAAGTTACCACGCTTATCAACAGCAGCCCTAAGGACTTTGTAAGTTAAGTCACTTATCCTTGCCCTATCAGAAGCCTTAAACACACCAGCTAAAGACCTCAGCCCCATGTTCTTATAGAAAACTTTTGGGTCATGCACTTGGTTCTTATAGTAAGTAACAAGGTGGTGTTGTGCAGCTTCAATACCAGAACCACCATGCAAAGGGGTCAGTGTACCACCTAAGATAGATGCCAATGCACGAGCAGACTTAGACTTATCTAGCGTAGCTTTTGGAATTGCATTTGTAACAGCAGCTTGCCAAAGGTTAGACACATTCATCACAGACGTAGATGCACGTTCCATAAATGTTTTCTGACCAGTTGTTTGTTTGTGTTCAGCCACTCTCTCATTGATGTTAAAACCAAGATCAGCAGAGGCATCCACCTCTTTCTGAACATCTGTTAAGAGTTGAGGTACAGTTCTTACAATCCCGCCGTGATCTGCCTTCTCTTCCTCTACATATCTTTTAATATCGTCTTGAGGTATAGGTTCTCCGAAACGAGCAGCTGCATCCATCCAAGTTATCTGATCTTTAACTGTACCAGGAATAGAAAAGGCACCACCCAAGGCAGTGCCAGCAACAGCAGCATTAGCTAAACGTTCTTGAAACTCTTCGTAGTCAAATACTTTATCCGAACCTTGGACAGCAGCAAGATAACCAATAGCTTCTTGACCAACCTCAGTCAGTCCCTCAGATACTGAGCCAACACCCACACTTCCTAAGGCTCTCATAGAAGTCTGCTTGGCTGTGAGTTGAGCCTTAGCAATCTTCTGTGCTTCATTTGCAAACTGCCCAATGGCAAAGTCTGCTTCCTGTTTAACAATCAATTTAGCTTCTGATAGGCTTATGTTACGAGCCTTGGCAAGTGCTTTTGGAATATCATCTCTGATAGTTTGTATTGGATTCTTAGCTATACCACCGATACCTTTGAGACCTAAGCGATCAAGTACAGCTTGAGCAATACCAGAACCAATAGCAATGGTAGCAGACTTACTATCGTTATCACCCTCCATGTCGTTCCAGGTTTGACCTGCATACATGAATGAGGGGATAGCTACAGCACCTGCGATAGCAGCAGTAGCTCCTATAACAGGAGCAGCTACAGTCCCAGCAATAGCAGAACCAGCAGTGATTGCCATGTAAGGCAGTGACAGAGCCATTGTGCTCCCAAGGTACTCAAGGGCAGACCCAATACTATCAACATCTTTATAGTTGTTAATTGTGTATCCATACTCAGCCAGCTTACCTTGCTGCCTACGTACACCATCCTCACCCCATCTCTCAAGACCCTCGGCACCAGTAGAGGAACCCACTAGGTTAGCAACACCATAGGCACTTTCACCTACACTGATCCACCCTTGTTCCCAAGAGTCGCTGACAGGGTTAAGAGATTTGTTGTCAAGTGATACACCTGATTTACGAAGTTGAACATCACGAGTAAAGTAGTTGTTCATCTCGTTTGTAGCAGCTTCTCTAGACATCCCTTGATTCATAAAGTAATTTATGTAAGAGGCTCTCTCTTGTTCATCAAACAGTGTCTGCTTGAGCCCTAAGGACTTAGCACCTTCGTACAACTCAGCTGATTTTATAGCATAGGCTGCTTTATCAAATGCAGATGGTTCGTAATCACCTTTCCTAAACGCTTCAGCTTTTTCAGCTTCAGCTATAGATTTTGCAAGAACATCTGAGTCTGTAGCATAGGTTGTTATATTACCTGCACCTGATGATATCATAGATCTTGAAAAACTTTCCCCATTCTCATTGACAAGATCAACCATCTGACGACTACCACCTGAGTCCATCATAAGAGACCCATCGGGATTGAACAGGGGCACAATATTAGTGAACCCCTGTTCGTTTGCAAGTCGAGCAGTTATTTCTGCAGATGCATTACCACCTGCAGTACCTTCAACGACCCTGTTACCAATCAGTTTAGAAACCTCAGCGGAATCATAACCAGCGATACGATAGTTGGGGCCATCTGGGTTATCCAATGAATCACCATCGATAAAATGTTTATTAGTACCTGCTAAAGTAGTAGGTTTATAAGCATTAATATCATCTAATATTCCCATTACATATCTCCTTGTATATATTCATACCAATTGTTTTAACTTGACTTAGGATGTTTTGGGGTAGCCTTCTAAGACATACTGCATGAATCCACTACGAGGTGGAACTTCCTTAGCACCCCTATCAACAAAGTATTTCTTTTCTTCAGGGTCTGTAATTTGATTCCAGCTTGTGTATGTTTTGGACTGCAACAACCAAGTTGAAAGTTGAGTGTCATTAAGATTAGATAATTTAAAGTCAGGGTTTTCCACCTGTTCAGCAGCAGTTGCCATGTCTCTGATAGTCGTAAAGAATTGATTCACACTTGCAGCGGGTGCAGGTTTACCATTACCCAATGTAAAATTAACAACATTGCTTGTTCTACTTTTAACATAAGCCCTTTCAAAGAATGGTTCCAAAGAAGAGGGTGTCTTACCTGTTGAAATTTTCTCTGCCATAGCATCTTGATATGCAATGCTGACAAGATCCCGCATTACTTCACGAGGGAGTTGATTCTTAATAACATAATTAGCTGCTTGTGTGGCAATACCTGTTGGTGTGATTCCGATTATAGGTTTAGAGCCTTTACCATTAGAATCACTATCGGTCATGTTGATTTCATGTAGCTCCTTAACTTGGGAGATAACATCACTTTCAAGCTGACCAACATAGACACCATGATCTTTAGATCCAACAGAGTATCTACCATCGGTTGTAAAATCATTAAGATTTACTTGTTTGCCTTCATAGAAATACAATTTTCTACCAGTAGATGTTTCTTTTTCAATCAACATAACAGGGGTGCCTGACTTGGTGTGATACATCTCCTTATATTCACCTGTTTCAATGGCAGGTTGATCTTTAGCTACAAGGTCTGCAGGATTCAAGGTCTTCTTATAGACAGCCAGACTATCTTTAGTATGCTTACCTTCAAGTGCAACCTTCTGATATGTGCCTTCTTTAGCATCAACTCTAGCAATGTAGTTCTTACCAGCAAAGGCAAGAGCTTGGTTACCATCCATACCAGTAGCACGACCACCAAGGTACATGATAGCAGCTCTTATAAGCTCTTTACTATCGAACAGATCCCCGAAGACACTCTTAAGCATGGACATAGCACCGGATACTTCAGGTGTCTTTTTAACATCACCATTACCTGACTGCTTAAGACGAGCCTCTTCCGCAGCAGCAGCTTCCTTAGCCTTACGGTCTTGATCCGGACTAGTATTAGCTCCTTCAGGGAGGTTATCAATTATGCCTGCAACTTTTTTTGAAGTAACTTTTTCAGAAGATCCAGAAGGATTGTCATTTACTGTTATACCGTACTCAGCTGCACGTTCAATAGCCCGTAATTTTCTCTCACGTTCTGTAGCACCTAAAGCATCCTTTGTTGTAGCTACAGATTGCTGGTTGGCAGCTACAACCTTATCGTTTACAGCTTTAACTTCATTGGCATTTCTTGATTGTCTTTCAAGATCACTAAGTTGATTTAAAGAGCTTTGTGTTGGAACTATCCCATTGTCTGCATCTTTTTGCAATTTAGATCTAAGCTCACTTGCTTGACGTTCTGTACGTTCTTGCAGTATTCCTGCCCAAGGAGATCCTTCAGCATTGTCGGTGTTAGCTAAAACACGTAACTCTTCATTCGTATATCCATCAGAGTTTTCCACCTTAGGAATTTCTCCCATAGGATCATCACCGTATGGGTTGAAGTCGTATGGATTTAAAACCTGTTGAGCTTGAACAATATCATCTTTCATCAAAGGAATTTTGACAGCGGTGGGTGGCGTAGTAACTAGACTAGGTATTCCCAATCCTAACTCACCCTCATATGCAGGAACATCTAAAGTGGGACCACCCTCTAATTCTGGTACGACTGGTGGATTCCTGTTGTTAAACTCAACTCTAAGGGCTTCACGTTTTGCATCAGTCTCTGCAATTTCTTTCCTAATCCTCTCTGCCTCAGCAGCATTAGACTCTTGCTGTTGACGCATTGAATCATAGCTTGGGTTTACCGATTGTGGGTTAATACCATTGAATACATTTTGCTGAGCTATAGATTCGTTGTATGCTTGTGCATTAGCAGCAGATTCCTCTGCACTGTAATTTAATTTATCTTGAACAGCAGCACCAATTTCAGGATCTTGGACAGGGTTACCATTTGAATCTGTAACAAGACCATCAGCATTCAAATAGTACAACTGACCATTGATCATGGTTGGTCTAGGTGCTTGGATAGGAACTGGAATGTTGTAGCCTTCAACCCTTGGGACATCCATATTAATTGGGTAGTCACTTGGGAAAGAACGAGCAGCCCTCTCAACGCTTCCGGAAGAACCTTGAAGTAATGACTCATCACTGTTCACTTCTGGCATTGGGACCTCTGCTGACTCTGCATTCATCTTATCCTGGTAACGCCCCCACATCTCACGAACAGCAGGGACATCATTATATCCCATCTCTTTTAAGTAAGTGTCATAGTTGTACTCAAGGCTGCTTCCAAATCCAGAAGAAGGGTTGGTAACTGGGTCTCCATTATTCAGATAGACAACACCACCCATGTTAGCAGTCATCGTCTTATCTTCCTCTTCAGAATAATTAGTAGTATAATCACGACCACGAAAGGTAAAGATACCTCCCGCTCCCATGTCAGCTCGTGCGTCTTTGAATGCTTCACCGAAGCCTGTAGGTACTGGGGGTGCTGCTTGTACCTGTGGTACACTAGATTGCATGATTGCCTGTTCAACAGAAAGAGGATCTGCTTGGGCTATGAGTTGCGGTGTTGCTTGGGGAGGAACATCTCCACGAGATTGTGGACGAACAGATGTTTCAGGTGCAAAGTTAACACCTAAGAGTTTAATTGCCTTATCCCTATGGGCTGGCATCTGTTTAATTACTTTATCAGACACAGTACCCTTAGCACCACCAGCCTTTTCATCAGACCAATTGTACCTCCCAGGACCACCAGCATTTACAATAGAGTATAGATCCATAAGACCCATCCCTGGTTTAAACCCATGAGCCTTGAAGTACTTAACGATAGCACCATTTGCTCCAAGCTGAGATGACATAGCACTATCTTCAGAGGAGAAGTCTACCCCATACTCTTTAGCTTGAGGTTCACCAAACTGAATATATCCACGATGCTGCCCCCATTTTGTAGTAGGTCCTTTTTGAGTTGGACTTAAGGTACCTGCAGTTTCATAGGATATAATTGTTGCAAGATCTATAGGATCTACCCCAAGGGCTGCAGCTGCCTCTGCGATACCTTGCTGAAGAGAGGGTTTAACATCACCACCCTTATTATAAGTTGGAATACCACCACCCATATTTTTCATTGCACGATGCTGTAAACCTGCGGCATTCATTTGCTCTATCACAGGAGCAAACATAGTTGATGCTTCCTTGTTGAGGACAAATTCCCCAGGTGTTAGCATCGCAGGTACAGTATCCCTATTAGTTGGATCTGTTTTATCGATCATATCATTCTCCTGATAGTGGTGACTTCATTTCTTTTGCACATTTGCAAGATGTTTTGCCACAAGAGCAAGGGACCTTACCCCCATCGTTAAATAGTCCAAACAATTTACCTAGGCCAATACCAATTCCGATAGGTCCAAGGGCTGCCATTAACCCTGTACCAGCAGCACCAGTGGCGGCACCAGTAGCAGCATTACCACCTAAAGCGGTTCCAAGAGTGCCTACGAAACCTTCCTTAGCTGCCATAGAAGAAGCTGCAGACCCAATACCTTTATCAATAGCACCCATAGCAAGTTTAGATCCGATATCTGAGAGAGGACTTGCCTCTGTCTGTGGCATCCGTGCCTGCATAAGTTGACGCTGACGTATCTCATCTTCACGTAGACCTGATTTGGCTACTGATACACCACCTGGACTTCCATTGTTGTAGGTTTTAACACGAGGGCCTATGGGGCCACCGTTGTTATTACCTTCCCAAGCATCCCAAAAATCATCATCACTCATATCACTTTGTATTGCTTTGGTTTCTGCTGCTACCTTTGCTTGATGGTCTGCCATCATCTGTTTATGGAAATCACTACTATCATCCTTATTAGAGTTGATATTAGATGTGGCATTAATAGGGGAACCAGTGTTAGAGTTGATATTAGATGTGGCATTAATAGGGGAACCAGTGTTAGATATGTCAGCTATCACTTCGTTATTTGAGTAGTTGGTAATACTTTCAGGTTGTACGTACTTACTTATTAAATCATTACCTGTGAGGGCTTTATAACCTGTGTTTACAATAGATGCATTTGCAAGGTTGCGAACACCCCCTCCAATATCTCCAAGAACTCCATACTGACCAGCACCATCATAACCACCACCTGATATTAAGTTACCAGAAGCAGAACCGGACTCCCAGTCATTCCAAAAATCTTCATCAGAAACACTTTCATTCCGGATAAAGTTAGCTTCGTATTCACCAGCAGCTGCAGGATCAACATAGGTCTTACCAGTAGGATTATCTTCTGTAATGTTAGCAGCTATGTTAACTGTAGCCCCAGGGTCAGCGTTACCCCAGTGTTCACTTGTACTCTTAGTTGGTGAAAGCGCAATTG